GTTCCCTGAGGGAGCGTGGTGTAAAGAGGGCGATTGGATCATCTTTGGCCGTTATGCGGGTGCGCGGATGGCTATTGACGGAGGTGAGATTCGCATCCTAAACGATGATGAAATCCTTGCCACGATAAACGACCCAGAAGACATTCTGCACATGTGAGGTGATATATGGCAACAGCAATGATGAATGACGAACAACTGGAGTTTGACCTTGGCGATGGGGAGAAGGCAACAACTGTCTCCGTGGAGCCGCAAGAAGGTTCAGACGAAATTGTTTCACGTGAAATAGAGGACACAGGCTCCGCGCAGCAGTCTCAGCGAGATGAGCTGGACTCAGTCAATGAAGGGGTCCAAAAACGGATTTCCAAACTGACTGCTCGCATGCGCGAGGCCGAGCGGCGTGAGCAAGCAGCCTTGGAATATGCCAAGGGCCTGCAAAACCGCGCCCAAGAGCTGCAACAAAAGCTCGTTCAGACGGATTACAGCCGCCTGAACGAGGCAAAAGCTCGTTTGGACACCCAGCAGACGGCCCTGCGGCAGATCATCAAGAAAGCCCGGGAAGAGGGCGACATTGATACTGAGACCGAAGCCCAAGAGCGCCTAGCCGCCCTGGGCGGAGAGCAGCGCCAAGTGGCCTCTTGGCTACAGGAGCAGTCTCAGCCGCAAAACTTCCAGCAGCAAGTTCAGCAGCAGCAATACGCCCCGCAACCACAGCAGCAGGCTCCCCAGCAGCGGGCACCGGACCCCCGGGCCGAGGACTGGGCAGCTCGCAACGAGTGGTTTGGCAAGGACAGAATGCTGACCTACGCTGCGTGGGGAATCCACCAGTCCTTGATCGAAGAAGAGGGTGTTGACCCCACTTCGGATGAGTACTATACTGAATTGGATCGTAGACTCCGCGATGAGTTTCCGAACAAATTCCAGAGCCAAAACTCTGCCCAATCAACCAGACAACAGCGTTCCGTGCCTGCTGTTGCACCTGCCACCCGTAGTTCGGGGATCAATAGTGCACGCCGTACTGTCCGGCTTTCGCCGAGTCAGGTTGCCATTGCAAAGAAATTGGGTGTTCCTATCGAGGAATACGCCAAGTACGTTAAGGAGTGAACATGAGCGAAAAACTTACCATCGACAGAGCTGCTCGCACGGCCACAACCCGCGAAAAAGACTCTCGCCGCAAGCCATGGAAACCACCTTCACGCTTGGATACACCACCGCCCCCTGAGGGATATGGATACCGTTGGATTCGCGCAGAAGTCAACGGTTTCAGTGATAAGCAAAACGTCTACAGCAGTATGCGCGAGGGTTATGAGCTCGTGCGCTTGGAAGAACTGCCTGAAGAGTATCGTGCAATGCTGCCTACCATTGAAGAGGGTAAGCATGCAGGGGTTGTTTCAGTCGGGGGCTTGCTCCTGGCTAAGATTCCCAACGAGACCGCTGAAGAACGCAATGCTTATTTCCGACAGAGGGCCCGTGACCAGATGATGGCAGTGGACAATGAGATGATGCGAGAAAATGCTCACTCTACAATGCGCATTGAAACCCCCGAGAGAAGTTCAAGGACGACTTTCGGACCCCGGTAATACCGGTATCCACAACCTTTTAGGAGCTTCAAATGGCAAACACGAATAAGCCCTTTGGTCTGCGTCCGCTTGGCAACTTGTCCGCTACTGGTGCACAGAAACAGTACGGGTATCAAATTGCTGACAACCAGTCAGGGGCCATTTATCAGGGCGACTTAGTTGTCGTCTATGATGGCTATATCATCAAGTACGACCCCGCCACGCATGGTGCACCCACCGGCGTATTCAACGGCGTTCAGTACAACGACCCAACCCGTTCGGGCAAACCGACTTGGAAAAACTACTACCCCGGTAGTGTGGACATCACCTCTGGCATCATCGAATGCGAAGTTGTTGATGACCCCAACCAGTTGTTCCTGGTGCAAGCTGACGGTGCAGTGACTCAAGCCAACATTGGCAAGAACGCTGATCCCACCGCCTCTACCACCGGTAGTACTACCACTGGTATTTCCAACGGCACCCTTAGTTCCGCCTCGATTGCAAAGACCGCTGCATTGACCATGAAGATTGTCGGCTTGTCCGCAACTCCTGACAATGCATTGGGCACCTATGCACAGGTGGTTGTGAAACTTAATCAGCACCAGTACGGAAGCGTTGGTGTTGCCTCTGACGGAGCATAATCATGGCAATTACACGTTCACAACTCGTCAAGGAACTTGAGCCGGGTCTGAATGCCTTGTTTGGCATTGAGTACAAGCGCTACGAAAACGAACACGAAGAGATTTTCTCTATTGAGACTTCTGATCGTGCTTTCGAAGAAGAAGTGATGCTGACTGGCTTCGGTACCGCTCCGGTGAAGACCGAGGGTGCAGGCGTTCAGTACGATACCGCTTTGGAATCGTTCACTGCTCGTTACACCCACGAAACCATCGCCATGGCGTTCGCGCTGACCGAAGAAGCTGTCGAAGATAACCTCTACGACCGCCTCTCTGGCCGCTACACCAAGGCTTTGGCTCGTTCCATGTCTCAGACCAAACAGGTCAAGGGTGCAAACGTCCTGAACAACGCTTTCACTGGCGGCGCTTACGCCGGTGGTGACGGTGTTGCTCTGTGCGCTACCAACCACCCCACCGCTCTGGGTCCCAATTTCGCCAATACGCCTACAACCCAGGCCGACTTGAACGAAACCTCCCTGGAGCAGGGCATCATCGACATCGCTGCGTTCACCGATGAGCGCGGATTGAAGGTCGCTTTGACTGCCCGCAAGATGATCGTTCCTAAGGAACTGCAGTTCACTGCAGAGCGCCTGATGAAGAGCACCTTGCGCACTTCCACGGCTGACAACGACATCAACGCGATCAAGTCCATGGGCTTGATTCCCGAAGGTTACTGCGTCAACCACTTCTTGACCGACACCAACGCTTGGTTCCTGATCACTGATGCCCCCAACGGCCTCAAGATGTTCCAGCGTTCGCCCATCAAGACCGCCTTCGAAGGCGACTTTGATACCGGTAACGTGCGGTACAAGGCTCGTGAGCGTTACAGCTTCGGCTGGTCTGACCCTCGCGGCATTTACGGCTCTTCGGGTTCGACCTGATAAGTCCCAGTACGGTAGAGGTGACTGGTCTGCCACTAAGGGCCCCTTCGGGGGCCCTTTTTATTTGTTGCAGCCCACCAAAAACCATGATATATTGGTCCCATTCCGGGGTTATCCGGTGTATCTGACAGTCCCGGCTGACGACATGCAGACAGATACGCCCCACTTGCATGTAAGGAAAAAATCATGGCAAATACCACGTTCAACGGCCCAGTTCGTTCGGAAAACGGTTTTCAGTCGATCACCAAGAACGCTTCTACTGGCGCAGTCACCGTCACCGCCACCCTTGGCGCGACTACCAGCGTGACCAACCTGACAACCACGAATCTGGTTTTTACTGACCAGAATCACCCAAGCACCGCCGCAATTAACGCCACTGCAACAGCCACTGCTGCACAGGTTATCACCGGCTACATCACTTCCACTTCAGCCGCTCCCACGACCATCACGTTGCCCACAGGCACGTTGCTTGGCGCAGCCTTGGCGCTACTGCTGGCACTGTGATGGACCTGTACGTTGACAACACGGGTGGCGCATCAACTGTGACCATCGCTGTTGCCACCAACGGCATTTTGTCCAGCGCTGCTGCTGACACTGCTGGCAGTTTTGGTGACTTGACGATTGCTGCTGGTGCAACCGGCCTTGGCCGATTCACCATTATGTTCTCCAGCGCAACTGCCTACGTGTTTACCCGCACAGCTTAATTGGTCTCAGGGGCTTTCGTTCTAAAGGAGATTGATTATGGGTTTTACAACTGACGTAAAACAAGCGCACCTAAACGGTAGCGGCTTTTTGGTAACGGGCCGAACCCGTGTCAAGGGCATATCGTACGTAGGCAGTGCCACTGCGGGGCATGTGGCGTTGTTTGATACGCTTACAGCGCCGGTAACCACCGCCACGTATGGCCGCTCTGGCACGACCGTGACCATCACCCAAGCGTCCCACGGCCTGACCACGGGAGATGTGATTGGGATTGATTTCGCTGCCGGTACA